AGTAAAACATCTCAAACACTCAAAAATAATCCAAATGTAAAAAGAACAAAAGTATTTCAGTATGATATTGAAGGAAACTTTTTAAGAGAGTTTCAATCCATTAGTGATGCTTCTAAATTTGTAGGAACAACTCCTTCTAATATCAAATATACTTGCGAAGGAAAATTTGAGCACTGCAAAGGATACAAGTGGAGTTATGAAAACTAAATATCTAAAAATCAATAAGAAATGAAAACATTTCAAGAATTTATTGCAGAGGCAAAAAGATTAAAGTTTGTAAAAATGTATCACGGAACTTCTGCATCTTCTGCGGATAAAATTAAAAAATCCGGGTTCAATACACCAGAAGTTTATACTTCAACATCAAAAGAAACTGCAAAATCATTTGGACAAAGAAAGGGTGAGGATACTGAAGTAATATCTTTTAGGGTTCCTAAAAAAGATATTAAAGATAAATCTCCAGCAAAAGTTGTAAAAACAGATGGGCAAAGAGGAACAGATAGATGGGGAAGGCAACATTATTCCTCTACTATGGATAGTGACTATGCAAAAAAACATATATCAAAAGAAAAGCAAGGTGTAATTGATTCACCAAAAATTCCTAAAAAACATCAAAGTTTATTACCAGCAAATAGTAGATTTAAGAGAAGAACAAAAACACAACCAAAGAAAAAATCATAAAATAGACAAAACCATAATCTTGGAGTATGATGAAAATCAAATATTTTTTAGAGGTAAATAGAATGTGTGTAATTTTTCCAAAAGTTAATTTAAACAGAGGAGGAAGATTGTGAGTCTTGTAAGATTTAAAACAGGTTTAGAGGATGTGCGAGTGATTAATCAAATGACCGTTTTCAATTCTCAAGAGGTTGATACTAAGAAACAACCAATGTTTTTTGGGCAACCTCTTGGAATTCAGAGATATGATTCTTATAAATATCCAATCTTTGATAGACTCACCACACAACAATTGGGATATTTTTGGAGACCAGAGGAGGTTTCACTTCAAAAAGATAGAGGAGATTATCAGTCTCTTCGTCCTGAACAAAAGCATATTTTTACTTCCAACTTAAAATATCAAGTTATGCTTGATAGTGTTCAGGGTCGTGGACCTGGTATGGCATTTGCTCCATACTGTTCACTTCCTGAACTGGAAGCGTGTATGAAAGTTTGGGAGTTTATGGAGATGATTCACTCCCGTTCTTATACCTATATCATCAAAAATGTATATTCAGATCCTTCGGATGTGTTTGATACAATTCTAAGAGATGACCGTATTTTGGAACGTGCTGTCAGTGTAACTGAGGCATATAATGATTTCATTAATAGTGCTCAAAATTATGGGACTTCTGAACTTTGGAAACATGCCCAAGAATCAGTCCCCTACGCCCAGGCAGAAAGGTATGAACTCAAACGCAAACTTTTCAGAGCAGTTGCAAACGTTAATATTCTTGAAGGTATTCGCTTTTACGTCAGTTTCGCTTGCAGTTTTGCATTTGGCGAACTCAAACTTATGGAAGGAAGTGCAAAAATCATTGGACTGATTGCTCGTGATGAGAATCAGCATTTGGTCATTACTCAGAACATTCTGAATAAGTGGAAGGAAGGTGATGATCCTGAGATGCAAAGAATTGCCAAAGAAGAAGAGCAGTGGGTTTATAAGACCTTTGAGAACGCTGTGAATCAAGAAAAACTTTGGGCAGAGTATCTGTTCAAAGATGGTTCTATGATTGGTCTGAATGATAAACTTCTTCAGCAATATGTTGAGTGGATTGCGAATCGTCGTATGAGAGCGATTGGTCTTAAACCTCTTTATGATGTTTCAGCAAAGAATAATCCACTTCCTTGGACTGAACATTGGATTTCTTCTAAGGGTCTTCAAGTAGCACCTCAAGAAACGGAAGTTGAAAGTTACATTATTGGTGGAATTAAGCAGGATGTTACAAAAGATTCCTTTTCGGGATTTCAACTTTGATAGAGAGGGTCTTAGGACCCTCTTTTTTTATAAATAAAAATATAAAAGAACAAGTATTAGTAAGATGACTCTTTCTTCGAAACAAATTGGTGATATTGCAAATCTATATGAAAGTATTACTGCTTTCGAGCAAGAGCAGTTGGATGAAGATTTGATTGGGGATATTATCTCAAACAGAGGAAAAATTAAGTCTGCTGCAACTAAAGCAGCATCTGCAACTGGTAAAGCATTATCTGCAACTAACAAGGCAATTGGTGGGACAGTAAGTAATGCCGTGCGTGGTGCTAGTTCGACTGCAAAAGATGTTGCTAAAGGATTTCAATATGGTGGATCCACAGGCGCAGCTGCTGTACTGGGAGGTAGAATTGCTCAAGGCATAATGAATGCAGGAAAAAAACCTTCTGTTCCAGTAACTCCAGATTCTAAGAGAGATCCTGAATTTCGTAGAGGTGCTGGTGCAGGTGCTGGTGATATGAATGCTGGCAAACCTGAAAAACCAGTTCCTCCTACACCTACACCTGCAAGACCCGCTGCTGCTGCACCTGCAAGACCCGCTGCTGCAGCACCTGCTAAAGTTGTTCCATCAAAACCAGCAGGTTCTGCAATGGACCAGTGGAGAGCGGCAAATCCAAAACTTGCAGCTGCTGCAGATGAGAAGGCAAGAATTCGTGGAACTCAACAAACTGATAATCCTCTAATGAAGGATATGAGATCTCGTCTTCCTATGAAATCTCCTTCAGTTCAGGCACCAGCGGTTGCTAAACTTGGTGCAGGCAATCAGTCATTGACTCAAAATCCAAACGCATTCAAAGCCGCTCCCGAAGTTAAGAAAACTGCTGCCATCGCCGCTACTCCCAAACCAGCACCAGTAGCACCTGCAAAAAGACCGATTGCATCGGGTTATGAGTATGACGATGCCTATGACCTCGTTCTTGAGTATCTCTTCGACAACGGGCACGTAGACACCGTAGAAGAGGCACATTACATCATGATGGAATTGGATGCTGAAGTCATTCAAGATATTGTTGAGGAAGTTCTTAATGAAGATGCAAAATACGATAGAAATCGTAAGAGAGCAGCACAAAGAGCAGCAGCAAGAAATGCTGCAAGAGATGCTGGACAGACTGGTGCGGTTCCTGGAGTTGGTTATGTAACGCCAAGAAGGGAGAGAGAAACCTACACTGATTCTGCAGGTGTTGAAAGACATAAAACTGGTGCTAAAATGCCAAAGAAGGATTGATAAATTCCTAACATAACTTAAAGCACCCTCTTGACAGGGTGCTTTTTTATTGCTAGAATCGCTTTGCTAGGGTTGAAGATAAATAATAGCTCTATAAGATTACTATATGAGCTATGAGAATCCTTGGAGATTCAATGGAGAAGTTTTTGAGTCTTCTGATATTGAAGATTATTTTGGTTTTGTATATCTCATATCTTGCAGTAAAACTAATCGCAGATATGTTGGTAGGAAGTACTTCTGGTCTTTTCGCACACCGAAGGGAAAATCTAGAAAAGTTAAATCGGAGTCTGATTGGAAAAAATATTACGGATCCTGCCCAGAACTTAAAGAAGATGTGATTAAGTATGGAAAAGAGTTTTTCAATAGAGAAATAATAAGTCTTCATAAGACCAAAGGTAAATGTAATTTTGAAGAAACGAGACAACTATTCCTTAATAATGTATTGACTGAGGCACTTGACACTGGGGAACCTGCATACTACAATAGTAACATTCTCTCCAGATATTTTAGAAAGGATTATTTTAATGACAATTCTTGAAGATACGCTTCGAAATTCGCATGACTGGGCAATTGACCGTATGCATATGCTATGTGAAGAAAACAATTATGATAATGCTCATGCAATTCAATCAGAATTTAGTGAGTGGTTGAATCCAGATATTTTGGAACATGATATTTTTTCATTGGAATATATTGGAGATTAATCAGTTATTTTATAAATATCTCTAGTGTCAGTAAAAGAGGTATAATGACATTAGATCTTCATAACTTTTTTAAGTATTATGATGATGGTAATGCGAATCATGTAGCAGCAGTTCAATGGTTAGAGGATAATCTACCTGCTGAATTCATGGATGACTCGGAGACTGAATGGATTGGAATTTATAGAACTAAACCACCTACACCAGCAGTTCTAAACGTTCCATACTTCAATCAAGTAGACAACTATAGAGATGCACATAGAACGTGTAACTCTTCATCGTGTGCTATGTGCCTTGCTTTCCTTAAGCCAGGAAGTATCAAAGGTGACGATGAATATGTTAAGAAAGTATTTGAGATTGGTGACACCACCGACCATGCCGTACAAACAAGAGTTTTGGCAGCTTATGGTGTTAAGTCACACTTTAGTTACAATCTTTCTTTTGCTGATATTGATAAGAGTCTTGATGCTGGAAAACCTGTTGTTATTGGCATCCTCCACCGTGGTTCTTTATCTAATCCTACTGGTGGGCACATGGTTGTAGTCATCGGCAAAACTCCAGATGGAAAGGGTTATTACTGCAACGACCCATATGGTTCATGTAATGATAATTATACTGGTCCAGTAACAAATGGTAAGAAGACCATTTATACAAAGGCAATGCTTAAGCATCGTTGGTGCCCAGGAGGAAATGATGGATGGGGAAGAATCTTCGATTAATTTCAAGAGAAAGATTTTACAAAAAGTAAAAGATCTCACGAACCATGGAAAGCATTTAGAAGCTTCCAAACTTTTCGACAAATACTTTGGAGACAACAATGGCAAGAATAGATTTACACAACTTCTTTAAGTTCTATGACGAGAAGAACCCAAACCATGTAAAGTCGGTGCAATGGTTAGAAGACAACTTACCAGTCAAGTATCTTGAAGATAATGTAGATTGGGCGGAGATTTACAGGGGAAAAAAGGGTAATGCGGCACCAGCATCAGCACCAACTGCTGCCGCTCCTGTAGCAGGTGGTGACGATATGCCTATGATGGGGCTAAAACTCATCAAAGAATTTGAAGGATGTCATCTGAAGGCATATCCCGACCCTCTAACTGGCGGACTTCCAATCACAATTGGTTGGGGTTCAACTCGCAAGAAAGATGGATCTGCATTCCATATGGGCGATACTCTCACTCAAACAGAAGCAGATGAACTTTTGATTGAACAATGCAAGAGAGAATTTCTTCCTGCACTTCGAAAAATTCCACACTGGAATGAAATGTCTGATGGTAAAAGAGGTGCTCTACTTTCTTTTGCTTATAATCTCGGTGCTGGTTTTTATGGTTCTGGTGATTTTAATACTATCACTAAGAGACTGAAGAATAAAGAATGGGACTTAGTTCCCGATGCTTTATATCTCTACAGAAATCCTGGTTCAAATGTAGAAGCAGGACTTGCTCGTAGAAGAAAAGCAGAAGGTGAATCTTGGAAAAAAGGTTAACCCTATTCACAAAGGAAAATGGCTACTAAGAAAAACGAAAATGCTATGGGACAATTAATTCGTATATGTATCTTGGGTTGGTCTGCTGCTCTTCTTACTGCAAGTTATGCGGGTACTCTATCTAAGATGGACCCAACCTTTATCGCTACAGTCTTCACAGCATCTGCTGCTACTTTTGGTATTAATACAATGAAGAAAGGTGGAGATGATGAAGATGAAAAAAAAGAAGCACCTAAAAGAGAAGAGTTTGTAGAAACACCACCAGAACCACCTTCTCCTGAAGTACCTGAATCGTCACCAGAAACTCTTGAAGCAAGAGTTGAAGCACTTGAAACTAAAGTAGAAGATGGTGAAGGATTCGTTCAACCACGCACAGGAGCATAATGGCAAAATCAGCAAACAAAGGTAAGAAGGGTTCTGCTGGAGGTAAAAACTCTAAGCAGAATCAGGGTAATGCTACAGCAAAGAAAGCAAAAAACGGTGGTAAGAAAAAATAATGAGGTTTTATGCCAAGAGAGTGGAATACTCCCAAGCGTGAGTATTGGAATCCTCCAATACATCAAATACTTAAAGCCATAGATAATCACACCCGCCTTCATATGGAGACGGGTGATTTTTGGCACGAAGAACAAGCACAAATTCTAAGAAAGTACGTTAAAGATTTAAAAATTTGGATTCATAAGCAAGAAGGTGTTTGGGATGAATGAATTTCCTTGGGGTGTAATTATAATTCTTGGTTCTGGTTTGATATTTACTGCCTACGTAATTTACTACATATTAAAGTTAGCATATTTGGAGATGTAAGATGAAACATCTGAGTCTGATTCTATCAATCACAAGTCTCACCATTAGTGGCGCTCTTTGTGTGGGGGCATATCTTACTTACCAAAAAGCACAGAAGATTCTAGATAATCCAGAAGAGTTTGTTGGTGCTGTTGTAGAGAAGCAAGTGACAAAAGCATTTGAAAAACTTCCTATTCCAAAACTAAATACTGAGAAGTTTAAATTGCCATTCTAATGGATAAAGACCCATATATCTATAGAGTAAAACAAGTATTAAGAGTAGTTGATGGTGACACAATCGATGCGGACATTGATCTTGGGTTCGATATTTCTCTTACTAAGCGAGTACGCCTTAGTGGTGTTGATACTCCAGAAAGTCGTACAACCGATCTCAAAGAAAAAGCACTCGGATTAGAAGTCAAAGAATGGTTAAAGAAAAATCTTGATGGCAAAAAAAATATTCTTATTAAAACAGAACTTCCAGATTCAACTGAAAAGTATGGGAGAATTCTTGGAAGGTTATATGTTGATGATGTATGTCTTAATGATCGTATGATTTCTGAAGGATATGCTTGGACTTATGATGGTGGAACAAAGAAGAAAGACTTTGATGAACTGGAGTCTAAGCGTAAGAAGTAATTACTTATCGTGTGCTTTTTTATATTGGTTTACCTTTTCTTTCTTCCATTCTTTTTTAAGTAATTTGAGATTCTTTTTATCTAATTCTGCCGCAAAATAAAGTTGCAATTCATATGGGGTAAGATCTTTGTTTAATAGTTTCTTACCCCTTACGAATATCTGCTGAACAATAGGTTTCATTTTACCTACCATCCATTCCACCATAGATTTCCCAATAAGAGCCGCAGCAACAGAAGCAGTAGCAGTGGTGCCAGCAAGAATAACTTGCTCTTTTGGGGGAACTGGAACTTCCCCAATAATTGGTACTTCAATGACGGGAACTCCTAAATTTGTAGTTGGTGTATTTTCAATTTGTACGGGAGATTGTGTAGATTGTACGCCCTGCTGTATAAGTTGTTGAGGTATAACTGGTGCAGTATCAGGAAGACCTCTAGATTTTTCTTCTTGTGATTCTTCTTGCTTTTTCCGCTCTGCTCTAACTGCTGCATCAAACTCTTCTTGAGTCGGAACATCAATTACTGGATACTTGATAGTTGTATCTGGCATATTGATGATTGGCATATCAACTTGAGGTATTACAGTTTGTTCTGTTCTGCGAGTTACTGGAGGTTCTATTGTCGGAATGATGGGTGGAGGTTCACTTCTTATTTGTATTGGTTTGATTTCCATTTGCTATATCCTGTACTCGTGGATACTTCACAACAATATCGGCACAAATTTTTGCATAGGGGCTTTGTGGATGAAATGAAATTCCATTCTTTAATGCTTCACCACACTTCAAAAGTCTTACAAGTTCAAAGTCGAGTCTTGCCTTATCTGATTCTGCCTGTTGCCTTGAAATTTCTACACGAGCCCTTGCTTTACAAAGTTCTTGTAATGAACCATCTAAAGGAAAATTAAATCCAAAAGAGATTCCAGCATTTCCACTGTAAGATTGGAATGTTTGTGGGTCCTCATTATAGTTTGTATTTCCTAGTATAAATGGTGCAACACTCATTGTCGGACCTTGACAAGAAACACCTCCACCATAAGTATTCAAAGCAAAAGGACCCTGAAGCACCTGAACTGCCTGGTTAGTTACATTACCAGTCGCAGATGCTGAGGGTCCTGCAATATTTGTATTGCTTGGCGCTTGTTGCCCTTTACTTGAACCAGTTAATGTCAATAGTAAAAATATTACTGTGTAAAGACTGATATAGTGTTTGTTATAGAATCTTCGGTAGTTTTTCTGTCTATCCATGTTTCCTTTGCCACTCCAGGAGTCAGATAAGTCTCACTAAATTGGAATGGAGCACCTTGAGTTTGAATGGTGTAATTCATACCAGGAGCAGGAGTTCCTGGTATATTGATGTTGGTGCCAGTGACTGTGTAAGATGTTCCAGTAGAATATTCTACTTGCCTGATAGTTTCAATAACTTCAGTGCGTGTTTTGGTTTCTGAGGTAATGGTCCCACTGGTGAAGTTGGGAGTTACTGATCCAGCGTATGCAGGACTTATAACTCCCAGAACTGCAACCAGTCCGAGAGTTATGTGTCTCACTTGAATACGCTTAACTCAACTGTTCTTTGTGCTGTACCAGTTGAACCAGGACCACCAGCAGTTACGGTAGGAACACCAGTTCCACTTAAAGTACCCGCAAGAGAACCTTTATCTCCACCTAACTGAGTAGTAGAGTTGCCATAAAGGTTGGGAGAAGCAATTGTTCCAGAGGATGCCGACTGAGAGGTGACATCAACATCTGCAGTAACTGATGTCTCAGAGAAACTAAATGCTTGTCCGTTTGTATTAATATCATAAGAACCTGCTCCACCAACTCCTCCAAGAGTTGTTACATTAATATTGGTGCCTGAGACTGCATATGATGCACCAACTCTTTCTGATTGTACCGCTGCACCCTGAACGTTTAATTGTACGGAATCAGTAATCTTTGATGTGATTTCACCAGCAAAAGCAGGAGTAGTGAAGAATAACGAAAAGGCTAAAAGAAGTCTTTTCATTTTTTTCTATTTTGTAAGTCTATAAGTATTTATTAAATTGTGTGCTATAATATAGATAGTATGAATTTATTTTTGGATTGAAAATGACTGAGCAGCAACAACATCTTACAAATCTCATTCAACAACGTCAAACTTTAACCCAAGAATTGGAAGGTTTAACCACACAGATGACTAGCAGAAAAGAACTTTTTCTGAAAGTTCAGGGTGCAATTGAATATCTTCAACAAATTGGTATAGTACTTCCCGAATCTGAAGAGACAGATGGAGAAGTGTCTGAGGAGTCTGGGGATACTTGACAAATACTAAATATTAACTTATTATGAAAAATCCCTAACACTGGGATTACATCATGAGACTTTGATGTGAAATTAGAGCCGTGGAAAGTGCCCTCCGAGAGGTTGGGTATACCCCCTTTCTATACGGATGTAGAGTTCTATTAAAATTAATGCAACAATTCTTTACTGTAGCCCTGCCCCTTTTGGCAACGGTTACAACCAGTACGGCAACACTGCCATTCGTCAACTACAAGATGCAAGGTCCACCACCTCCAGTGGATTCGAAACCATTTTCTGTTATTAGGGAGTTTGATATTGTAGATGAAAAGAAGACAGCAATCCGCGAGGTTGCTCCCGAAAAACCAAAAGAGAAAAGGCTAATTTGTAAAGGGTGTTCAGAACATGAACAACTTGCTGTGGATTATTTCCAAGAGCAAGGAATTAAAGACAGAAACGCCCTCGC